CGGATCAGATTTAATTTCTCAATTAGAATATATTACTTCAGATTTTGATCGCTATATGAAGCTTTCAGAAAAGGCTAGAAAGTTTACAGAAGGTCTTTGGCTAGAAGATCATATATCAGAATATGAAGCAATATATACCACAGAATGGGGTTCAAAAGAAAGAAATGAAAAATGCCCTGAATTGATAAAATTGAATCCAGATCAAAAATACAAAGCTTGATTTTCCCTTAAAATTTCGTATAATTCGTCAATGGCTTGGAGAAATGTATCCTATGATAGTAGGAATCAATCTATTCATTTGTGGACTTGGGACTCTAGCGGAAAAAGAATCAAACTAGAAACAAGTTACGAGCCTTATTTGTATATAGAATCTGCAAAAGGAACTGATGGAGTGTCTATATTCAACACTCCACTTAAGAAATTAAAATTTAGAAATCAATTTGAAAGAAACAAATATGTAACAGAAACTCCAATCAAAAGACTTTTTCATAACATAGGTTGTGAACAGGAATTTTTATTGAGCACTTTTAAAGATCAAGTAGATTCTTCTGATTTTGGAAGACATCCATTAAAGGTTTATTTTTTTGACATAGAAACATATTCCACAAAAGGATTTCCAGAACCAGAAAAGGCAGAAGATCCTATAAATCTTATAACAATATATGATACTCTGGAAGATCGTTTTTATACTTGGGGTTTAAAACAATACTTTCCAAAGGAAAATAATGTAAAGTATTTTTATTGTAAAAATGAAGTGGAATTAATCAGTAGTTTTATAGATTTTTGGAAAAAAGATCCTCCTGATATATTGGCAGGTTGGAACTCAAACAAGTTCGACATTCCATATATAATGAACAGAATAAGCATAGTTTTGGGAGAAGAAGAATCTTCTAAACTATCTCCTATAAATCAGATTTTTTATAGGGAAAATATAGGAGTTGATAAATTTGGTAAGGTTATCAATAAATGGTATATAAAAGGTATCAGTTTAATAGACTACATGGATGCTTATGTAGCATTCTCAAGAGGAGATAGAGAATCTTATTCTTTAGGATATATTGGTCAGTATGAATTGGGGGAAACTAAAATAAACATTGGAGCTACAAATTTATCTAGTCTATCGGAATCTGACTGGGAAAAGTTTGTTGATTATAACATCCAAGACGTAAGGCTTTTAGTTAAGCTCGATGCAAAGTTAAAATATATAAACTTGATAAGAAATCTTTCATATAAAGGTTTTATTCAATTCGAACAATCTTTAAAGAAGGTTTCGATGATTACAGGTGCTATGGCACATCAGGCATCCAAAGAAAACTTGATAATGCCAACATTTAAATTAGAAGAAGGAATTTCAAACTACGAAGGTGGTTATGTTCATGAACCAGAAAGAGGAATTTCAAAATCTGTAGTTAGCTATGACGCAAATAGTCTATATCCAAATACCATAATTTCTCTGAACATTTCTCCTGAAACAAAGGTCGGTAAAATCTTATCAAAAAATGATAAAGAATATGTTTTAAGATTGTCTAATGGAAAAGTTGTAACTTTAGAAAAAGAAAAATTTGATAAATTGGTGCAAAAAGAAAAATTATCAATATCAAAATATGATGTTTTATATACACAAAAATTCAAAGGAGTTGTTCCTAAATTTATTGATAACCTTTACTCTCAAAGAGTCGAAGCAAAGGACAAGATGATTCTTTTAAAAAAGGAATCAAAGAAAATAAAAGATAAAGACTTGCTGAAGAAATCCGAAGAAAAGATTTTGGATTTGGATACAATTCAGAATGTTTATAAACTTATTTTGAATTCCATATATGGAGTTTTCGGTCAGAAATATTCTCCACTATACGATATCGATCATGCCGCCAGTATAACTCTTACTGGACAGGCAGTTGTTAAACAAGCACCAGAAATAATATTTAAATACGCAGAAGACAATGGAGTAAAGTGTAAAAAAGAAGATATCTACAAATATGGAGATACAGATAGTGCATATTTTTCTTTTCGGCCTATATTGGATCACTTGAAAATAAATTTAGTCAAAGACAATTCAATAACAGAAGATTCCAAAAAAATAATAAAGGATGCTGGAAAGTTTTTAAATAAAGAAATCATAATATGGGCAAAAAGTGAACTGAATTCATACGATCCAAGATTTGTATTTAAACAAGAATCTATCTGTGATGTGGCTGTTTTCATGGAAAGGAAAAGATACATCCTTCATGTTTTAGAATCTGAAGGCGTTGTTCCAGACAAAGCATTTAAGTATACAGGAGTGGAAGTTGTCAGATCTTCTTTTTCGGAAGCAGTCAAAAAATTGATTAAAAACGTCATAGAACTTGCCATTTTATCTCAAAACAAAAAAGAATCGGATAAAATTTTAAAAGAAGCATATGAAAACTTCAAAACACTATCTATTCAAGATATTGCCTTTAGAAGTAATATTTCAGACATATTAAAATATGAAAGAAAGATTACAAATGATGGAAAATTGGGAAAAGGAACACCAGTCCATACAAAAGGTGCATTAAGGTACAACAAAATGCTCAATCATTTTAATTTGGAATCAAAATATGAAAAAATAGCAAGTGGAACTAAAATAAAATGGTTCTATCCTGCTAAAAATACTTTTAATTTTGATTCTATGGCATTTTTGAGTGACTTTCCAAACGAATTTGTTGATTTATTTAAAATAGATTATAAAAAAATGTTTGAAAAAACAGTTTTACCTCCTATTGAAAGATTGTATGAATGCATAGGATGGACCTTGCCAAATATAATGCAAGAAACTCATACAGATTTGCTTGAATTGTTTGGAAATTAAATTATAATATAAAAATGCAAGTATCTTTAGTAAGCATAACACAACCAGTAATTGAAGGTTTACTTGGACCTGAAGATTTGATTAGTTACATTGCCAGAGTTTCAAATCCATCCAATCAGATGAATACAGAAACTGCTCCTAGACTTTTAAAGTACTTGATTAAACACAAACACTGGTCTCCTTTTGAACAAGTTTCGGTAACATTTGAAATTGAAACATCCAGAGCAATTGCTGCTCAAATACTTAGACATAGAAGTTTTTGTTTTCAGGAGTTTAGTCAAAGATATAGTGAAGCTTTTAATTTGGAATCTTTCAATATTAGAAAACAAGCAGAAAAAAACAGACAATCTAGTGCAGATATTTTGGATTTGCCAGAAGAAGAAACAAAACAATTAAAAGATTACCTAATAAATGGTATCAATCTTTATAAAGGATTGTTAGAAAAAGGAGCAGCAAAAGAATGTGCAAGAATGATTCTTCCCCTTTGCACACAAACAACAATCTACATGACAGGAAACCTAAGAAGTTGGATTACATATGTCGATTTGAGATCACAAGAAGACACTCAATTGGAACACAGAGAAATAGCAATTGCAATTAAAGATATTTTAATTGACATCTTTCCCAATGTAAGTGAAGCATTAGAGTGGAAAAAAACTATTGACAATTCAACAATCTAATATAATATAGAATACAAATTTATGGAAAATAAAATAAAATTAATAACGTTCCTTGATGCTGTAGGAAGAACCATCTTGGGTGTACACAACGAGTCTCTCTCAAACGAGACTGATCTAGCAGTTAACAATCCTGTTGTACTGCATGTAGTTCCTCAAGATCAATCAGGAAGGATGTCAGTTCAATTACTTCCTATTTTCTTCAGAGAATTTCTTGCAGATAAATCATCTGATGTAACTTACATTTATAAAAATGCATCAATTACAAAGACCAATATAGAAGCACTTGATTTTAGGTTGAAATCCCAATATGATCAACTCTTTAATAAGAGCAATCTATTCGTTCCTCCCACGACTCAGCCCGAAAATCAACAATCAGGATCGAGCCAAGCAATTGTCAATTTATTTGATGAATAGGGGTTAAAAACAAAACGCTAAAAACCCAGAAAGTTCATTGACTTTCTGGGTTTTTTATTTAAAATATTAATATGGCTAAAAGAAAAGAAAACGAAGAAACAGAACAAACTGGAAATGTTAAAGATGCATTTAAAATTTTAGATGAATTAAATCCTGATGCCCAATTTTTAGACGAAAATACACTTTCTACTGTAAAAGAATGGATAGACACTGGATGTATGGCATTAAATGCCATTATTTCTGGTTCTCTTTATGGTGGAATACCTATGGGAAGGATTATTGGCTTTGCGGGACCACAAGCTTGTGGAAAAACTCTTATGGTCAACAAAATCATGGCAAATGCACAAAAGAAAGGTATGCATGTAGTCTATTTTGATACTGAAAATGCTTTGGACAAAGAAACTGCCGAAAATCTTGGATGCGATCCTTCTAAAATTAAACATTGTCCAATTGAAATTATCGAAGATTGTAGAAATCAAATGGTTAAATTCCTAAAAAGTATTGTTGAAAACAATCTTCAAGGAAAAGTCATAATAGCTATCGATTCTCTTGGAAATTTAATTTCATCAAGAGAAGCAAAAATTATTGAAGATGGAAAAGATTCTGCTGACATGGGCGCAAGAGCAGTTGCACTGAAGAGTATGTTAAGAGCAATCACACATGCTGCTGCAAAAGCAAATTGCCCTATTGTTTTTACAAATCATACGTATGATAATCCGGGTGCATTGTATCCTACCCTCGTAAAAAACCAAAGCGGAGGTTCTGGACCTCTTTACATGTCTTCTGTGCTCGTTCAAATGTCTACAAAACAAGAAAGAGTGGGTAGGTCGGACAATAAAAATGCTTCAGATGAAGTAACTCCTCTTTCAAAAGATGTAAACGGTCTTACTATGAGAGCTTTGACAACCAAAAATCGATTTGTTCCACCGTTTTTGGAATGTGAAATGTATTTGAACTTTAAAACAGGCATTTCAAAATATTCTGGTCTTTTAGAAATGGCAGAAGGTTATGGAATTATTCATAAACAAGGTCATAGATATGTTTTGGGTGAAGAAATTTTAGGATTTTATAAAGATTGGAAAGATGATGAAAGCGTTTGGAATAAAATTCTTCCTCTTTTAGAAGAAAAACTACAAAAAGAACTGAAGTTCAATAAAGAAGATTGATATTGTCATCATTTTCTGCTATAAAGTATAGTTGTAGTATGACAAAAAACAGTCTTCCATTGGATTATAGTATTTTTGAGAAGATAGTTATCTATAATTGTCTGGTTGATCCAATTTATTTGGAAAGTATTATCGATTATGCAAATCCTAGTTATTTTTCAGATAAAAATATTCGAATTGTTTTTGAATGTCTTCAGCAGTTTTATCTGACTTACAATAAAATACCAAACATTACCGAATTCAAGGCTCATTTATTAGAACCTGAAAAGAAACAAGCACTTAAAACAGTTGCATTGGAGTTTTCCAAATTAGATAAATCTTATGATAAGGAAATTTTACTCAAAAATACTGAAAGATTTTTAAAAGAAAAAGCAGTATTGAGTACTGTAATCAGAACAAGTGTTGATGTTCAGTCTGGAAAGATTAATGCATCCAAAATATTGGAAGACTTTGAAGTTGCATGTCAAATTTCTTTGACAGAAAACTTGGGGTTTGATTATTTTGAAGGTATTGATGAACATTGCAAAGAACTTTTGAAGGTCTCCAAGACAATTTCTACTGGATGGAAATGGTTGGATGAAAAAATAGGTGGAGGTTTTTTGGCAGATGGTCGCGCACTTTATGTTTTTTATGGAGTAACAAATGTAGGAAAGTCAATATTTTTAGGAAATATTGCTTCAAATATAATGAAGCAAAACAAAACGGTCGTTTTGATTACATTAGAAATGTCTGAACAAACATACGCAAAAAGAATGAGTTCTCATCTGTCTCAAATATGCATGAACGACCTTTCTTTGCAGATAGAACCTCTTAAAAAGGAACTTAACGGCTATAAACTCAAACATAAAGATGCAAAACTCGTCATTAAAGAGTTTCCACCACAGACAGTAACCACGATGCAGTTGAAAGTTTATTTGGAACGCTTGGTTAAAAAAGGAATAAAGCCCGATGCAATCGTTATAGACTACTTAAACTTAATTGCACCTTCTGAAAGAGGCAAAGGAATGTATGAA